TAATTTCTGTCAAAGCCTGTCCTATATTTTGGCTCTGTTACAAATTCTTCAACCCAAGACATATCATCGCCGTGAAATACGGTTTCGCCAGACATATTAAAATTACACTCTAACTCTTGGGCGATTTCTCTTCTAGACATATTTCTAGTTTCTTTTTCAAACCAGTCTTTATCTCTATCTGGGTGGCGATCCCAAGGTAATACCATAGGGTTAAAATCATTTATTCTCTGATCTGCTTCCATATATATTTTATGAAACCAATTACCAACTCCGTTTGGTGTTGATAACGCTATACAACGACCACCAGTTGACAAGGTAGGATACAAACCCATCCAAAGTTCATCTAAGCCTTCAACATGTGCAGCTTCGTCTATAACAAGAAGCGATAATGCTTCTGAACGGCCAGCATCACCAGACGTTGATGATGCTTTTATTTGAGACCCATTAGATAATTCAAAACTAGTTCTGTTGTCAATTGTAACTTTTGCTATTGTTAGAAAGTCTGGTATGTTTTTAAGAATATTCTTTACTTTTTTTACAAGGTTTGATGCAGTGCTAAATTTTGTTGCAATAACTAAAACATTTTTTTCTCTGTGAAAGAGCATCATCCACACAACATAGGCAGCTGTAACTGTAGATATGCCCAACTGTCTAGCTTTTAATATTACATTAAACCTATGATCATTAAAATTGTTAATAGCATCTTCTTGAAAATCATAAAGCTTAAAAGATATCAAGCCCTTTTGTGGGTGAGTTATCTTTGCATAGTTGTTAATAAAGTAAACTGGGTCCTTGCCACATTTGACAATTTCCCGCATCGTTTCTTTCTTAGTCAACTTAAAAGACATTTATTTGTAGGCTTATTTGTTTTTGCCAAGTTCTAAAAATTTACGAATTGAATCATCTAATCTATCTTCGCTTTGTGGCCTAACAGGATCCACTTCAAGATTTCCAATTTCGTACCTTTTTGTAGCAGTAATCGTTGATCTCATTCTAGATATGTTTTGTGCAAGAATGCAACATTCGCCCCGAGGTCCAGATATTTTTTTCAAAGATAAGCTAGACTTTGTAGCTTTTCTAAATTCTTTTTTTAAAAAAGAGACAATACTCTCAATCATTGATTCAACTTCAGACTCAAAATTTTTATTATGAAGGTCTTTTAATTTTATATCACACTGATAGGAGACACATAGTTCATTTCCAGACACCTTAACTGAGAAGCCGTCCATTACTCGTGAATCAACTAGTGGCTCCCCCTCTTCTCTTTTTAGCCCTATTTTTACACGTTCTCCGTCTTGGTCTGTGGCACCATCATAGTTGTTTGCCATTGCCTGCGAGATGCCTCTAATAATTTCTAAAGTTGTAGCCATATAATATACCCTCTATATAAATAGTCACTAATATAAATAGTTACTGATTTGGTCTCCAGCCTGTTTTCCATCTTTCTTCGCGACCTTCAACATATTGTACATAACACTTAAAACAGCATTTATACTTATTCATATATAAATCATCTTTCTGGTTAAACGAATATTCATCACAAACAGGACACTGCCTTTCTGAGTCTTTTTCTAATATATTCTTAGAAACAAAAAACCCTTTCTTCTTTACTTTTATCACATCTTTAGATTTTTTTATTTTGTAAAAATGCTTTAACTGTTCAAGATGCTTTTTTTCTTTTTCCTGATTCCAAAACTTTTTAGGATTGTCAATGGCATCTTTGCCATACTTTTCCTGAATTGCTTTTTCAAGTTTTGCTATGTAATCTGGATCTTCGCTCATCATTTAACCGCTAGAGTTATAAGGATTGTAGAGGCAACACCGACGACGACTCCGCCAGAAGCCCACCACCAAGAATAGTCATTAGGCCTTTTTAGTGCCGCTTGCTCTAGTTTTGTAATTTCTTGATCTTTAATTGCCAAAAGACCATCCCTTTCCTTTTGAATTGTCTCTATTCTTAGTCTAAGATTTTGAACTTCCAAGCTATATCTTGCTGTAACCTCACTGACGGCTTGCTCTATTGACAGGTCACAACGCTTTGTGGCAAATTCAACTGCAGTTTGAAGTTTTGCTGCAGCAATGTCGTCAAAACACCACGACGTAAATGGTACAGGGTCACCCTGTTCAACTCTTGTAAAGCGCCCTTCTTCTGCAATGGCCACGTTCAAAAATAAAAAATTAATCAACGTAAATAAAGCCAAAAGCTTTTTCAATTCCTTCTTTAATAACAACTGGATCTCCTTTCGCCTTCACGACAATCTCTTTAACTTTCTGTTTTTCTTTTTTATTTAAGTCTTTATTCTTCTTGTCATATTCTTTTTTAATTGTATCAAGAGTTTCGTTATATTTTTCTATTAATTTATTTCTTTTTAATATTTCTTCATTATGCTTTTCTTTTAATAATTCTATTTGTTCTTGGTGTGATTGCCTTTTAGCCTCTAAAACATCAATTATTGCTTGGCTGTTTCTCCTAGTCAACATCCATATTGCAACTGACCACATTGCTAAAAACGGAAATTGCCAATGTTCTTTAGTGAAACTCCAAGCTTTAGCTAGCCATAATTTGAATGCTAACCAACTCATTGCTTGCCATGTTTCCACTGTGTTGCCATATCAACCAATGCTTGCGTTCCAATGTAAGCTAGAGTAACTGCAACCCAGTTATCACTGGTTACCATACCACCAAAACAAAGACCGGTTGCTGTTAACCAGGCTAAAAATTTTCTTGATATAAATCTTTCCACATATCTATCAGCAAAAGCTTTTAACTTATCAGCCATGTTATATGCCCTCCTATTACTTAAAAGTAAATAGTTAGACATTTACATATGCATATCCATTATTTTTATCTATGATGATCTGCTGATCTACACAATCTTTTAAAGAGTCAAGGTGGGATATAAGTATCACTGTTTTAAAGTAAGACTTGACCATATCCAATATTCTTATAAATCCCTCCATGTTTTCTTCATCTAGAGCTGTTCCGGGTTCATCTAAAATAAATACATCAGGCTTTGGAAGGTTTGAAACTGTAAGAAAAGCCAGCCTTATAGCCATAGATGCAATAGTTTTTTCAGCACCAGAGCCAAGCTCTAGCGGTCTTGGATCGTGCTTAGGGTGTTTAATAAAAATGTTAATCTTCTTTTCATCGTTTTCAATAAAGATCTCAAACTCAACAATGTTAGTTAAAATTTTAGAAATTTCCGAGTTTATAAGCGGTAGCCTCTTTTTAATAACATCGTATGAAATACCGTTTGTGTGACAGCAAGTCATAAGAAGATCATAAGCTGAATATTCTGAACTAAGCTCTTCTAGATTTCTTTTGTCTTCATTTAAATTAATAAGCTTTTGTTCTAGAGATCCATGCTGCCGATATAGCGACGCTAAATCTTCCTGACAGCTGTCATAATTTTTTTGCATTTCATTTCTTTTTGATGTCTCTTTGCTTCTCCTGTCCATTAAAACTTCAAGATTATCAATTAATTCTTTATTCTGAAAATAGGTTTCTGATTTGTCCTTTAGGGAATCAATTTCAACTCTTAGTTTTAAAATGCTTGACTTGTTTTTTTCAAGGGTTACTTGGTCAGAGGCCACACTGGACGCTATACCATTCTTCTTCTCCAAAAGCTGATTGTACTTGTTTAGATACTCTTCTACTTTCTCTGGTTCGCTTTCATAAATTTCTTTTCCAAGATCATTTACCACAATACTTGTTTTTGCTATTTTTGATTCTGATATCTGTAACAAGTCTTTTGCGCCATATGCGTCTTTTATAAACTTACAGTGTGAATATTCAGAACCACAAGGGACTTCCTCCAAAAGATTTAATTTCTTTTTGTACAAAGTGATTTTATCTGTTTCTTGAGAAATTGATTGTAAAGCTCTGCTTAAATCATCTTTTTTACCATCAATAAAATCTTTTTTACTTTCATACTCTTCAACCTTAAACTCTTCAATAAAATCAATAATCTTTGTAAAGAGAAGTTGATTTTGACCTATCACATCCTGCAGGCTTTCATTTTCAGAATAAAGGTTTTGAATCTTGTTTTGACACTTATTAAGCTTATCTGTAATTAAATTAATATCAATTAACTCAGTTGGAACCGAATCTATTTCTAATTGTATGTTTCTAATATTTTCATCCAGAACTAGCATTTCTTGCTTTAGTTGATTACAAGTGTTTTTATTTCTTTCTGTTTTTAGTTCGTTCTGATCTAGTGAAAATTGTACACTGCTAATTTCAGATTCATAGTCTACCCCTTCTAGCTTCTTTAGCATGGCTTTTGTTTCTTGTGAGTCCTCTTTTGCCATTTTAAATTTTCTATCAAAAACCTCTAGATCAAGAAACTTTGCAAGTATCTCTTTTCTTTTGGTTGATCCTTCATTAATAAAAGTAAGAGAATCTAGCTGGCTTGCCATAGAAGTCATTAGGAAATCATCTATTGTCCCAAACAATCTACGAATATTCTTATCCGTGTC